CCGCCGCCCGTCGTCCAGGCGTACCGCCGGGCTGGTGTGGAAGTGCGCGTAGTCCGACCGGCTGCGCGGCGCGATGACGCACTCGGTCTGGATGCTGCGATGGCACTGCCCGAAGCACGCCAGGTGCCCGAAGATGCGCCCGTCGTCGCCCATCGTGGGTAGCGTCGGTTCGGCCAGGTTCGGGTTCTCGAACAGGTGGTGGTCGTACACACGGGGCCGGAACTCGTCGGCGGCTGCTGCCACCAGGGCCACGTCACGCGACTCGCGGGCATCGTTCAGCGAGAGCGCGGTGTCGCCGAACGCCGGGGTGGCGACCAGTGTGGTGCCGATCAGCTCGGCCTCGGTGATGGTCATAAACACCGGCCCGTCGTAGCCCTCGGCGACCTCGTTGCCGTCACCGTCGGTGGCGACCCACGTCGCAGCCGCCAGATCGACGCTGGGCCGGGTGACGCCGTGTGCCAGCTGGTCGGCAGCCTCGTCGGCCTCGGAGGTGTTGAGAAGGTAGCCCGACGCGACAACGGTGTCGTCCCGTCGCTCAGCGGCCTCGATCACCCCGACCGTGAACGCCGCCGTGTGCCCATCCGCGCTCTGCTTCATCCACATGAGCGGCAGCGGGAACGAACGGAACGACAGTTCGATGTCGGAGGACAACACCCGCCCGTCGCTTGTGGGCGTGCCGATGAACGCCACCGCCGCATCAGTGAAGGTTCGGAAGTCGGTCATGGTGCTCTCCTCTGTGGTCGCTGCGGCGGTAATGCCGGGAGGGACGTAACCGACCCCCGCCTCGTCCTCGCGGGCACGTACGACGCCCTGACGCCTTCTGTGGATGATCTCATTCTTCTGTGCGGAGTTCCGGCGCTGCTCGCGCGGCAGCGGCTCGCCGGGGGAGTTCATGCCGACCCGGCAGCGGCACCGCCTGATCTCACGCGGGGGCCCGGCGGGGTCGCCGGGGTAGCTCAGCGTCACACCGCCGACCGTGAAGTCGGCGTCGAGGGCGACCTGCTGACCGTCGGCGGCGAAGTGGGTGTTGCGGGTGCGCGTGTCCATGTGAGCGCACCACACCTTGTCGAAGTCGGTGTCGGACTGCGAGGCGGCGGTCAACATGGCGTTGTTGATGATGCCGACGACCTCCTGGTCATCGAACAGCTCGCGGAACTTCTGGAAGTAGTTCATCGCGGGGCGTGGTTCGAGAGGCACGTACTCACGCTCATAGAAGTCGTTCCACGACACGTTGTCGGGGTGCGTCGGCCAGTTCTCCTTGGACGGGTCGTACTTGCGCCGCGGCTTACGGCGTTCCCGCCACGGGCCGGTCGGGGTACCGCCGTACTTGGGTTGCACGTTGCTCAGCCACATGCCGAGCTCAGCCTTGAACTCGTCCATCGGGATCGCGGCCCGCGCACCGCGGCGGGTGGAGCCGACGAGCAGGTCGCGCACCCGGCCAGGAACGCTCTCGGCGACCTTGGGCGTGTACGAGCCGAGGAACATCTCCAGCTGGCGGCGGCTGGACACCTGATCCCAGACGACGAGCGCCGCCATCTTGACCTGATCGGGCTTGGTGTTCCACGCCAGTGCCGTCAGCTCGGCCACCATGTCAGGCGTCTGCCGCGGCGTGTAGGGCAACCCAGTCGGCTCGCCGTTCTTCCGGGTCAGCCGCGTCCTGGCCCGCGGGCTGCGCTCGGGGGCCACAGCGGAGAACGTCTCGGTGTCGATTCGGTCGTCCGAGGGCCGGGCACCGCCCCACCCGCCGAGGTTCTCGGCGAACGTACGCTGCATCTCCCGCACTCGCGCCACCCACTTGTGCCGCTTGTACCAGGGAGCGGTCACACGCGCCTGCGCGCGTGCAAGGCCCTCACGGTTGGAGCGGGTGATCTCCTCCTGAGACTTCTTAGGCTTGGGAGGGGGAGGTGCGTACGGCGTCTCCTTGGTGATGTCCCAGTCAGGCAGGTCGTTGTAGTCCACCGGGGGAGGGTTGTTGAACAGCTCGTCCCAGTCGGCGTAGTCCTCGCCCGAAGCCGTCATGCTGGGCATGGGCGGGTCGAAGCGCGCCCCGAGGGCGTACATCGCGTCGGTGTAGGCGACGCTCCACATGAGCCGTGCAGCAGGGGCGATGATCTCGTCCACCTGTTCCTGCCATATCGCCATCGACTCGGCCCCGGTCAGGGCGTCAAGGTCTACGGGCAGGTCGGCGTCGCCCTCCCCGAACTCCGGCAGCACCACATCGAGCACCTGCGGTATCCACCGCGAGAACGCCTCCAGGTAGCACTGCGTCAGCGCCCACTCAAGGTCGGGCGTGTTGTCCAGTTCCTCGTAGCTCGGCCACATCACGCATCCACCACCGGGCGGGTCAGCTCGGCCTGGACCCGGTAGCGCACCGCCGCCCTGAGGTCGTCGTACTTCAGCCCGAGCCTGCTCAGCACCTCGTCGTCCAGGGCGGTGTCCCACCCGCGGATCAGGTCGGAGATGGCGTCGGTCGGTACCGCGTCCATATAGCGGTGCGTCTGGTGCATCGGCACGTCGCGCAGCCGCTCGTAATCGACGCGGGTGCGCCGCCGCTTGCCCGCCAGTTCCAGAGCACGGCCCACCATGAGGTCAACCACGGCGCGGTGGGCGGTTTGCTGCTCGGTCGGCGGCTCCTGCTCGGTGTCCTGTTCGACCGGCGGCTGCTGGGGGGGCGGCAGCTGCGGGGGCGGCTCAGGCTTGATGTCCTCCAGCTCGTCAATGAGCGGGGCCAGCGTCTTGATGAGGGTCGGGTCTACCGACACTCGATCCCGCGCCCACTGCTGCCAGCCCTCCATCGTCGTGAAGTCGTAGCCGGTGTCGCCCAGTCCCAGGAACTCCCGGTAGGCGTCGGCGGTGATGACACCGCGGTCGAAGGCGTTGGTGGCTTCGTCAGTCAAGTCGGGGTCGGCGGTGAGCGCCGAGGCGTCGTACCAGACGGTGTACCGGGTGGAGTCGATACCTTCCCGCTCCAGCACCTGCCGCAGCACCTGATCGGTGAGTGCGTTACACACCAGCTCCACCGGGGGAACGATGTGCAGGCGCACGTCCTCGTCGCCGATGGCCCACGCCGACCAGTGGTTCGACGTGGCTCCCAGCCCCAGCAGCCGTTCGGGCGACACGTCCAGGCCCATCGCCAGCCGGGCGATGGCGTCGTTGCGGGTCTTGATGGCGATGTCGGTGATGCTGTTGTCGAACTTGAGGTGACTGACGTTCTTGACCTGCTCGCCGGGGACGGCGGCAAACATCGGGATCAGCGCCGCCATGCTGTCCTCGTCGTCGTACGCCGTCTGGGCGACCTGGAACAGCAGCTCCTGAAGCTGCTGCACCGCCGGGGTACCCGTCACCGCATCGCTCTCATACGGGCTGTTGGACACGGTGCTGGTGGCCGGAAGGCTCATCTCATGCGGGACGAAAACCACCCCGTTGCCGATCAGCCGCGACTTGCTGGCGTTGCTGATGGTCTTGGTGGTCCGCACGATCTCGCGCAGGCTGTCCATCGCCGCACGCACCGGGGAGTCGGCCTCGGACGCCTTGCGGGGTCGCGGGTTCCAGACACGGAACATCGTGTCGCGGCCCGGCACCACTTCGTGCGCCGTGCCGTCGGGACGGATGACCTCGACAGTGCGGCCCTTGGTCTTGATCTCGTCCCGCGTCAGCGCCAGCCACGTCTCGGTGCCGTCGTCCTCGGCCACGATGACCACCCACAGCTCGCCGGATACGGTCAGGCTTTCGACGGCGCGCTTGAGCATCTGGGCCTGGCCGAGCGTGCCACCGGCCACCGCCTTGACGATCTCCACGACGCGGGCGTTGTCGCACTCGCCGGTCGGCAGGCCGGTATCGGGATCAAGCTCCGAGGCGACGAGGCGCACCCGCGAGCAGGAGTTCGACCGCCACGCCACGTAGTAGCGCAGCTCGCCCACGGCGTCAAGCATGTCCCAGGCGTCGTCCTGCCAGTCGGAACGGGAGGACGTGAATCGGTTCTTGAACGACGAACCGGGGTCGTCCAGCAGCTGGCTGGCGGCGGTGAGCGACCGGCGAGACGACGTACCCTTGGCCCGTCGTACGACGCGAAGGTGGGGAGCGGTCACGTTCTCACGGTATCTGGTTACGGTGCGTCAACCGCCTCCACCGTGATGTCCTCGTCGGAGAACCACGGCGACACCATTCCGGTGACCTGGCTGCACGCCAGCGCCAAGGGTACCGCCCACCACCACGACAGGCCGAGGGCGATGACGACGGCGGGTGCCGCCGCCAGGCTCAACCAGAACCCAACGCACCACGGGCACCCCAGGAACTCCAGCACCGTCGCCTCAGGGCCGTACCGGCGGGCCAGCCGGATGCGCACCGGGTCGAGGATGGTGTCGGCGTTGAGCAACCGGGTGAGCCGCATGACGGCGAGCACGTAGACCGCCAGCACAAAGAACGTCATGCTCGGAAGTTACCACTATTGATACCCTCGGCGTCATGGGTGGCGTGGCGTGCAAGGACTGCATCGCCGAGGGCGTGACGCGCCCCCGTCCTACGCCGCACGGCGGGCCGCTCTCGCCGCTGTGCGTCACGCACCACCGGGCCAGGCGTCGCCGCCAGCGCGACCGCTCCCACGAACTGCGAACGCAGGCCACCTACGGCATCAGTGCGGAGGACTACTGGGCCATTTATGAGGCGCAGGGGCGGCGATGCTACATCTGCCAGCGCGCCACCGGGGCGACCAAGAAGCTCGCCGTCGATCACGACCACGGGCGGGAGGGCTGTGACCACCCGCCCGACACCGGATGCCGCCAGTGCGTAAGGGCCCTGCTGTGCGGGCCGTGCAACCAGATGATCGGGCGGTTCGGCCCGGCGGCGCTGTACCGCGCCATCGACGTGATGACGAAG